TCACGTTGCCGGTCATCGCGCCGCCGCCCTCATCAGCATCGGTCATGGTGTCCGAAGCCAGAAGTTTAATGTCGCCTGCCAAAATGGTCATGAATCGTTTCCTGTTGAGTATTGCTGAATAGTGGCGTGGTGCTGCGCGAGATGCTTCTTAAGCAGGCTGACCCGTTGCCGTAGCGGCGGCAGGACAGCACATTGCGCAAGCTCGGCGCGGTAGCGTTGCAAATGCGGTTCCAATTGCTGTATGCGTTGATGTAGTGACATAGCGTTAGACGGTGATGAAGCGTAGCGTCAGCGAGTAAACATCACTGTCGTCTGGGTTGTTGAAATCTATAATGGGTTTTGCATTGACCGGGGCGCTGTCATGTAAGAAATCCACACTATGGGTGCCGCCATCGTTCAGAGTTAATGTGAAAGGCGGTGTAGCCGTTAATTTGGCCTTCAGTGCTTTGACAACAGCTCTTGTTACCCAAGCCGATCCGTCACCACCAACCAGCGTAATAGGCTGCCCGGCTTGTTTAGTACCTCTTTCAATTATCAGAGCACCAGTCAACGTATATTGTTTTTGCTGCTGAATCGGCGTCCAGTCAAACTCATCTACCCAGATCAGGTCTTCAGGCAGCGTTATTTCATCAAGTGAAATACTCATGCAGTGACGCCTCCAGCGAGTTTAATAACCTCAAGGAATTGGTTGACGTCGGATTGACTGCCGAACCGGGCCTGAGCGGTCTGACCGTCGGGCGCTTTGAACTGCACGACTACAGACTTTTCGGAAACGGCGGGGCCGACCGGTCCGCCAGTGTTGAAGCCTTTCGGCAATACGCCGCGATTGACGGCATCCATGAACGCGTTGCCGTATCTGGCAACTGATGCCTTATTGATGACCCATTCCCCTGGCGTGAGCATGGCCGGCACGGTGTCGGTGTTGCCAACACCAGGCACGTTGCCGCCGGTGGCAAACTTAGCGACGCCCTCGGCAAACTGCTTTTTCACTTGGGCGCCCAGGTCGCTTTTGCCGACGCTGAGATTAAAGGCGCCGCTGATCGGCAGATCTTCAAACGTAAGCTTGGCCTTGCGTAATTTGAAAACCAGCGCCTGCACGGCATTGTTGACGCTATCCAGGTATTTTTCGGCACCACGGCCAAAAGCGGCATGCGAGGCACCGTCCAGCAACGCATCCAGCCCCGAGTCGGACGAATGCGCCCGAGAAAAGCTGCGGCCGAATGGGCTGGCCGTGTACTGGGCCGTGGCGGCCACTTCGGCAATTTTCTTTTTCAGCGCATCGACTTCGGCTTTCAATTGGTCGCGCACGGCTTGTTGCTTGGAATTCTCGGCCACGGTGGCTTCAAGGCGCAGTTTGCGGCGCTCTTTTTCTTTTTCGACTACATCGCCGCTGACGCTGCCGCCGGTTGCAAAGCCGGGGATAATGCCGCCGAAACGGCGCTTAATGACATCACCAACACTCATACCCTGCATAGCATTAAGCTGGGCAAACAGGCCGCTTCCGTATTTGTCGACGGCTTCTTTCCGGATCACAAATTCGCCGGGCTCCAGCATGGCCGGAACCGTATCGCCGCCGCCATAACCGGGGAGTTTTCCGCCAACGTTTAGCCGAAAAATAGGGCCGCCGGTTTGCCGATATTGAGCATCGTTAGCAGGCGCTGGGCTGGATTGAGCAGGGGCGGATTGTCCGTCGCGCTGCACTTTTTCGACAATGATGTGCTCTGATTTGGTGACGATGCCGTTCAAGCTCTTGATGCGGTCCATCACTTCATTGACGTTATCAGTGATACTGTGCGTTGACGCGGTGCCTTTACTCAGGGCATCTTGCATGCGGGTGATTTTGTTCTGCAAATCTTCCAGCGCTTTAGTCGCCTCAGAAGCTCTGTCATGCGCTTTGGCCGCTGCAGCCTCTTCGGCGCTTTGCATGCCGGCTAAAGCATCTTGTCCGGCTCGTGCCGCTTCCCTATAACTTTCGACCGCTTTATTGTTAGCCATAAGAGCCGATTGACCGTTTTGCTCGGCCACTTCACGCTCGACACGGCCGCGCTCCAGTGCCAGCTCTTTCAAGCGCTCTGAGATTCGCTGCTGTTCCTCGAAGTCGTTTTCGGCCCGGGCTTTGCGCAACTTCGATTGCAAATCTTCCTGTTCAGTGCCGAACGAACGCACCTTCTGCTCTTCGTTCATGCTCTCGCGCAAAAAGCCGAGAATCGCTTCTTCGGTCGATATGGCCATATTTTTGCGCTGCTCGGCGAGCGCTTGAGCGGCTTGGTTATGGCGTTGCTCTTCAGCAATCATCCGGTCGATGGCTTGCTTAGTTGCCTCTTCTGTCGCCTTTAACAGCTCGATTTCTTTAGCGAACTTTTGTTTTTCAAGCTGGGCTATGGCGTCTGCGCTTTTCTTACCTTTCGCTTCTTCATCAGCATAGTATTTATCGATAATGGCAATGCGCTGATCCGCATAGTTTTTGGATTCCTGAATGCGCTGCTGATTAGCAGATAAAATGACATCGGTGATTTTACGGGAACGCTCCTGCTCATCGCTGACGGACTTTTCAATGTCCATCTTTTGTTGCTGCTCCCGCTGATTGATAGCTTGCTGTTCGAGCTGGTACCGGTATTCCAGGTTAGCAAAGAAGCCTTCATAAGCTTTTTCGGTAGCTGCCAGGCTGGCTTGTATTTGCTCGTTAGCTTGCTGAACGGTCTGGGCGTTCTGCTGTTCGCTTTGCGCGGCCAGTTGCGCAGCATCTGTTGAGTTCTGACGAATTTGCTCAAATTCAGCATGAATTTTTTTGAACTGATCAAACCGTTCTGCAACCGATACGCCGCTAAAAAAACCGCTGATTTGCGTTTGAGCCAATACGAAAGCTTCCGCCAAATAAGTTCCGGCTATACGCACGATTTCAAATTGCCGAGCCCATTCGCCAATCTGCGTGCCAATCTCCCATGCCATTAGCACCGATACAGCACTGTTTACCAATTCAAACGCTTTCGCTAACCGGCCCACGGGAGCGACAGCCCCTGCAGCAGACGCCACCAGTGCCGCATTTTTGCCATTTAGCGCAGCAACCGTCGCCGCATGCTGTTTATAGGCCGCATCCAGTGCTTTGACGGCCAAAACCCGCTGTTCATCAATCACTGCCAGCGCGCGCTGAAGCTGAGCTTCTTTGATCATCGCCAAGCTATTTTCTACGGCAATCGCGGCTTTTTTGGCTTCCCATTGCAATAGGTTTTGCGAGGCCAGTGCCGCCTGCTGGTCGGCCAGCGCTTTTTGCTTAGCGGCCAAGGCGTTTTGGATAAAAGCTTGAGTGCTGGACGATAGCCCTAACACCAATTTAGCGCCATAAACTTCAGCGACCAGTATGGCTGCACTGGCAATGGTATTAAAATTATTCGCAATTCCGGAAATGCCCCCGGCAAGCCGTGCCGTTGCCCCAGAGGATTTATCAGCATTGCCGATATAAGCCGTGAAAGCGTTATTCAATTGCGTGATTGCTTGACCAACCGTAAGCGGCAATTGAGCGAATTGTTCAGCGACACGCGGGGCAGCTTTGCCCAAGGCGTTGATCAGTTTGTCGGAGGTCAATTGGCCTGCTTCGGCCATCGCGCGCAATTGTCCTGTTGTTGTGCCTAAGCCATCGGCCAAAGCCTGGGCAAGCCCGGGCGATGCTTCCATTACCGAGTTAAACTCATCGCCTCGCAACACGCCTGATGCCAAGGCTTGGCTAAATTGCAGCACGACATCTTTGTCCTGTTCCATGCCTTGGCTGGTAAGGGCAATGGCCTGGTTCATCGTCTCGGTGATTTTCAGCGCTTGTTGCTGGGCGCCGCCTAGGCCTTTGATAGCGGTTTCCAGTTTGCCGTAGAGGGTGTAGGTTCCTTCCAGGCTTGCCCGGCTGCGCTGGGCAATGGCGAAAAGCTCCGTTTGTGCGGTGGAAAATTCTTTGGTATTGTCGGAGACCAGTTTCAGTCTGGCTTCCAGCGTTTTGTAACTGTCGGCGGTTCTGATCAGGTCAGCAGCTTTCCCGAAGACGATATCGGCAATGGACAAGCCCAGCAAACCGGTCAACCGGCTTTTAAAACCATCCAGTTGCTCACTGATCGAAGCAATACCGGCTTTTGTTTTGCCAAAAGCGCTGTCGGTGTTAGCCTGGGCATTAATTAATATTTTTAACGAGAGGTCTTTATTAGCCATGCCGGTATCGATTCAGTGGTTGTTGGTGTCTTTTGTTTTGTTCGCGTTGACGATGAAGCCTTTTTTCTTAGTGTTGCTGATCGTTTCCGGCTTAGTAGTGGTCGTAACCAGTCTTAACAGGCTGTGGCATTAAGCTTTGGCCTATCGCTTATTCGCTTTCTTGTCGTCCTCGGCAATCACATCCAGGCAGTTCAGGTAAAACGTCCAGCCGTAATCCCAGATGTTGACATGACCGCGCTCGATCAATCGGCAAGCGGTTCGGTCGAGGTCTCGGACGGCTCTGACGGGATCTTGCTTTCGGGCTGAATTAAATCGAAACTTAGATTCAGACCCATTTTCGCCAGTAGCGCCAAAAAACTGGTATTGACCTCCAGTAGCGCTTCTTTCACTTCTTCGACTTCAGAGAACGATAAGTCTTCAACGGTTTCGCCTTCCGGCATGACGATCAGATCACCGGCTATGGCCAGTAAATTTTCGAACTGGTCGCCAAATAAGTCGCTCAGTTCAAACGACGATAACGATTTGGTTTCTCCGATCAGGCGGCGTACGTCTTTCGGCCGTAATTCGAGCACCGTGGCGCTGCGGTTTTCGCCTAATGGGATGGTTTTTTGATGTCGCATAAATGTCTCTATAGATACGAGTTGATCGAATAACAGCAGCAAGGTGCGCAATGCGCACCCTACGGTTGGTTATGAGTTACTTGCCTGCTGGCCGCTTATCTAATCCTTTTTCTGCCAGCATTTCCGCTACATCGTCAATGTGAAGGCAATCAACCATACAGGCCATGTCTGACGCGGATTGAACAACCGCAATATTCCCATTGCAGTAGTCATTACCTGGCGTAGCACTGTGCAGCACGCCAAAGGAAACAACTTTCCCGCCTTCAAGTTTTACAATCTTGTCGCCGTTCTTTGCTTCTCGACCATTTCTGTAATGCATTTCAATCTCCAGTTTTGCTTAAATTTTGTGGGCCATTGATAACCCGTCATTCCATCCGACCGCCGCAAGCGGCGGCGTTTAAATTCATGGGTTAGGAATAAATCTGACCGATGGTTGTCTCGTATGGAGAGTCTTTGCCGGTTGGCGTTGACATTCGGCCTTTCATGCTCAGCTCGATCGGTTTATCGGACATAAAATCGACAGCGCCGTCAGCGGTTAGCGTCGCTTCCCAGATCACTACATCTAGCGCCGTACCGTCAAAAAGGTTGGTACCGTCCAGTTCCAGCTTGCCTTTGAGCTGAGCGAGCGTTCCGCCCTTGATTTTGGTACCGGCAATAGCACCGTGGCTGAAATTGACCTTCAGGGCTTCATCTTCGGTGATGGAACCGGTCAATAAACATTGCAGCCAGCCCATGGCACGGTTAACGATGTAATCGGTGCCTTCGACATAGGTGGTCGTTCCGCCGGAGTTAGTCACTACAAAACCGGTTGCACTGATGTTCTTTTTAGATAAATCGATAAACTTATTCAGCTTGGCGGTGACTGCTTCAGCAGTGACGGTTCCGCTGCCCTGACTGTATGCTGCATAAGTGCCTTGCAGGGCGATAGCCAGCGCTGCTCCGGTAATGTTGGTAATAGTGACCGACAGATCTGAAGGCTTGTTGATTGCCGCCGATCCGGTGATCTGGCCGTATTGGCCTTTATCTTTGCTGGTCTGCTCGATCAACTCCGAGTTCGGTTTGATTTCCAGTTTGGCAACGCCGGGCAACTTGACGCGGCCTTGCGATACGCCCGCGATGAGCTGGGTTAAATACAACGTACCTTCCGCTAATACGCCTGATGTGGTTTCTGACATGATTTATTCTCCTAATGGGTTTTTTGGATCGGTCGCAATGACGGCTCGTTGTTCAAGCCAGGCTTTTTGCGCTTCCGTGACGTCGATTTGATCGCCAACGGCGTAATCGGTGCCGCCGTGGGTGTGGGGCATGATCAATGTGACCTTAACCACTGCTGCGGTTTCTGAATTGGCTGTGTTGTTGGCTTTTGCCATGATTTTTCCTCATTAATTAGTAATAACGTTGTCAGCTACGAACAAATCAACCCATTTGATTTGCTTTGCGTCTTTTGATTTCAGTTTCCCGGATACGTGCTGCACTTTTTTAATGGAGCCTTGCGGACGCCAGCCGACCAACGCATTGAACACCTCGGTCCGATAGGCTCTGATGGCATCAACTGCCGACTCGTTCAGCCGTTCAGTAATAGCGGATGATCGGCGGATGACGATTTCAACGGCGATATCGTTGGTCATCGTTTGAACGACTGGCGAGTCGTTTCGCATAGTGTTTTCTGCTGAGTTGTCTTCAGCTAAATAAACAAACGCAACCGGCGAGTCGTACAAATCGATTATCAGTTCATCGTCCGGGATGGTTTTAAATACCCGGTCTCCAAATACCGCGCAGTTTGCTTTAAGCCGATCGGCCCAATCGGTTAGATCAAGTAGCACTATCATGATTTAGCCAGTTGTTGCTCGATGGCATCGAGCGCTAATGTGGTCAGCTCTTGATACTCGTCTTGGGTTACGCCAAGGAAACTACGTGCCGGCAGCGTGACGGTCCAGGATTGTTTGGTGCCTCTTAGTGAGCGCAGAATAACCCCGGCTCTGGCTATGGTCAGGTTCTCCATAATCCAGCGCATAGTCGGTGTTTTCTGGCCGTGATTCGGCAGTCTGATTTTGTAGCCGGCCTTTAATAGCTCTTTGGCTTGGGTGCGAGTCGCAGGATCGGTGCTTGCGCGCGGGGCATTGCTGCCGCCTGTTTCTTGGCTAAAGCTGTTTTTAGTCAACGTGCGCCGTTCGCCGAATTGTTGCCGATAGGCGATGCCGCTTTCCCAGGCATTGCCCCAGCCGATCGTCGCGGAGCTGTCCGTAACATCCAGCACTTTTAACCGTTGCGCTAGACGGGTCAGCATTTTGCGTTTGCGGCGGCGGCTATGGGCTGTAAAAGGCTGTCCGTCTAAATCGGTCTGTGCGATTGCGTGTTTTTTGGCGTTCAACCGGACTTGCTTGGCCAGCGAGCGCATGATGCGAATGCGTGTCGAACTGGACGTGATTGATGCCAGTTTTGCCTGTAATGCTGCCGATCCGCCTAGATATGCTGTAATCATAGCAATGCGTACTTCTTACTATTGACGGTTAAAGCGCCGTTGATGTCTTCTTTAACGATTATTTTTTCGTTAAATTTGATGCCGAATTCAAGGTTAGCGGTTTCGGTATCCAAGACATCGACAATGACTGAGAATGTCAGAGGATCGGTGCGGCCGGTATCGTAAGCCAGTAGCCAGGCGCTGATCTGCGCGATCAGGACGTCTGACGATACCTGACCGTGCGGGTAGCGTTCGATAAAGAATGTTGCGGTGTAGTCCTGATCGGCAATAACAATTTGCCCCACCGTATCGGTTGGGTAACTGTTTGGCGTGATAACCAGATCATCTACATCGCTTTCCATTTGCTCGGCTGCAAATAGGTCCAGTTCGACGATAAATTTGTGTAAGGCTGCTATTTTTTTCATTCTTAGCCAAAAAACTTCACTATGGTTTCAACCAGGCCGACTTTATCCAGCATGTAAAACCCGAGGCCGCCGATCAGGATGTATTTGATGTCCCGAATGTCGCTCAGTGCTTTATCGGTCGCCGCCTGTTTACGGAACAGAACACCGATCTTTTTGGCATGTTGGTCTTGTACAATTTCAAGTCGCTGGATCTTCAAATTACACTCTACAGTCGGCATAAAACCTCCCTATTTGCCCTTATAAAAAGCCTCATCGCCCAGCAGCTGCACTGCCTCGTAATACTTCATGGCCCGCCATTGCCGTGGCAGCATCAACCAGCCGCCTTTATGGTTAATCAGCGTCAGTAGGTTCAGCAGCAGGTTGCGGTCTGCTCTTTCCTTATCAGCCTGGCTTACGCCAACCTCATAATCGTAATCATGGATGTTGAACGCTTCGGTGCAGTCCAGCCCGTACATCGTGTTAGGGATGATCGAGCTGATCCACTTGCCGGCGGCGCCTGCGCCATTGCAGATTTGCGCTTTTTCGTCCGGCAGCAGGGCTTTATACCCGTAGCTGCTAATTAAGCTTGGGCAGCTGCTGCTGTAGTTGCCAGGCATAAATCCGCCTCGTCCAATAATGTGTAGCTGAACCGATTGCCGTATTTGGCCGCCGCTTTGTGCGCCAGCGCCATCACGGCATCAAAATCCTCGCTGTTGGCGAACACCTGACAGCCGGCGGACACTTTGTCAGTGATCACGGTGTGCATATTGGCGCCGGCCCGGTGCAGGTTGATGCCGAAATAACCGGTCTCTTCATGCGCCATGTCGAGGTGCTCGTCCTTATTGCGGTCGCGGTAAACAGTCATCGGTCCGCGTTGCACTAGCGCCGTGTACTTGCCTTGATGCAAACCGATCTGCCAGCACTTTTTATAATGCCCGGGCTTTAAAATGGCGGTGCCTTCCGCGTTGATCGGGTGCTCGCGGTAATACCGGCCCGGATCGGTGGTGATCGGGTAGGTCAAAATCTGCATTTTTCCGGCGCCGTCCTCGTGCAATACGCACAGCAGGTCGTTAAAGCTGTTGGCATCGGTGTTTTGTGAGCGTATGCCGATCAAGGTGAGGTTAAGCTCGCCTTTGAATAGGGGTGGCATCCCTGCCTGAGAGAGCGCATCCGTTATTTGTTGAACCGTTAGGTTTTTAATCATTGAAGCCTCTACTAAACGAATAATGTGGCCGTTTGTTTTATAACAGCGCTACCTTGGTGTTGGCCTTGCTCCTCACTGATTCAGCAGGCAAGAACCGTTTTAAAAGTTCAGCGATAGAGGACTGGCTTTGATCCAGCCAATAGGTTTCCATCTCATCGCTTTCTTTGGCCAGGTTCTCGGCTTGCGGCTTGCGGTTGACACTAGCGAACTGCATCAGCAGTCCAGCCTTTGCTCTGGCAAACACCGCGTTTTCATATTCAGTCAACAGCACATCAATTCCGTCAATCTGGTTACCTGGATTGGCGGCGATATACGCTGCTAATGTGTTATGTCCAAGCGCCTTAATAGTTGTTTTTACCGGTTTCAGCTTGTCGTTAACTCGCACCATCGCCAGCACCAGGCCGGTTTTAATGACCTTATCGGCGTATTCGGATGGAATGCGGTATTTGTCCATCAAATCGCCGATCAGAAGCTGCGGCCAAAATCCATCGTTAGCGATAGCTGCCGCCGTGGTCAGTGCGGATTTACCGGTTAGGCTCATTAGCCGCCGGCTCCGTTTTCTTGAGCCAACGGTAACTGCGGCGGATCGGTTGGAGTGCCGCAGATCCCGTTTTCAGGAATGAACGGGAACTTCAATCGAATAATGTTGAGAGCCGCATATCTAATGGCTGAATCACGGTGCTTATCGCAGTAATCTTTGACCGCTTGCCTGACTTCGGCCTGTTCTCGGACGGCCAAGTGCGACATATCGCCTAATTGATAGCCGTCTTTAAGTTCTTCCGGCTCGGCGCATCCTGATAAGGAAACGGACATAGCTAACGCCAGTCCAGCCATTAAAAATATTTTTTTCTTCATTATTGGCTCCAGTGAAATTAGTGCCTGGACAAACAACCGGCGCTGACAGCAAGAGAGCATGTGCCGCGCGGGTGGTTGCCAGCCAGGGCTTTGAGGAGATGGTTATTCAGAACTTATTCGGTCTTATCCGTTTGTTCTGTTTGTTCTGTTTGTTCCGGTTGTTCCGGTTGCTCGGATTGATCAGATTGCTCTGATTGCTCCGGTTGCTCCGGTTGCTCCGGCGCCAGCTTAATCTTGGCTTGAGCCTGTGTTTTCAGCGTTTTCACGCCGGCACCGACCGGATTGACCGCTTCGGCCTTTTCGCACAGCGCGACACAGTTCAAAAAGTCGCCTTCGCGGTTTTTGTGTTTGGCCAGGATCGTGTACATCTTCGACTGCACTGGCGGAGACAATGACCAATGGTCGTTATCGATATGCGCAACCAGAGTATCCAAATACGGGCTCGCCGATTCCGGCGGGTCGTTTTTCAGCAGCTCATTAGCCCAGTCGTACACCGCATCGCAAACAAAGGTCGGAAGATCGCGGTCGAACTTCGGCGGCATGACCTGGCAGCCTTGGGCGATCAGGTAAAACGCCAGATCCAGCGCGCGCTCGATGTCTTTCATATCGAACAACCAGATGCAGACCCTGACGGCAATATCGTTCGCATACTTGGCGCAGCTGTCGACGTAGTCGTTGACAAATGACCAGTAGGTATCCAGCATTTGTCGTTTGGCTGAGGCTTTAGCGTCGATGTCGTCCAATGTCGATAATTTAGCTAGATCTGCCGACATGGCGGCCTGGTAATGTGCCAGTTTGCCGGACTGTTTTGATCCGGCACTCGCTCTGTTCTTCGGCTTTACAACTACCGTCTTATCTAGGCCTGACGCATTATCAACACCCATAGCGACGACGGCCTTGCGCTCCAAATGTCTTCTTGCTGGACTAGTCATGTTTATGCCCAGGTGTAAGTAATGTTTTCGATTAAGCAGCCTGCGCCGTAGTCTTCAACCACATAAGCATCGTTGCTGGATTCATAGTTTTCGATTTGGTCGCGTTTTGCGTTATCGACAATAGTCCGTCGGCGAGTGTTTTCTTGCCAATAAATGCTCAGGTTATCGAACGTGGTGATAAACATTGAATTAGCCGGAAAAGACGGAACCCTGGCAGCAGGCAATGCTCCGATGCGCTTTTGGCTGACGATGATGTCGGTCGCAATTTGCTCGGTAGCCGCATTGTCTTTGTTGATGAGCGGGAAATATTTATCCGCTAACAATGCGCGTCCGCAAATAACAACCAAATCGGTCGATTCTTGGTGCCATGCATCGATAAGCTCATTAACGGCGTCGAATACAAGCGCATCTAAATTGGCGTAGTCTTTTCCAGCGGCAGTGCCGACCCGAATAACGCCGGTATTAGCACCTTCATCCATCACCCGTGTCGGTGCATTAGTACGGTACTTTTGCAGCCAGCCAACGTTGACATCTTGAAGCAACGGATTAGTGGTTTTATTACTGGTTGCGGCACGGCTTGTGCCGTTGAATCCGATCATGATCCGATCGAGCGCTTGGCGCTTTAAGATGGCATCGCGAACAAGAGCCTGAAAATTAGGGAACTTTGCCCACATATCGAGTTTGGCATATTTCAGCAGAGTATCAGAATTGGTTTGCGTGCAACGGTAACCATCTTTATCAAGCGATGACGGGTCGGTTGGTGTCCGGTCTGCGGAGTCGGTATCAGTCGTGCTGGCAATAGGGCTGGAAATATTCAGGCCTAGTTTTTCGCCTTCCTGCTCCGATACGGGGACGACGTTAATTTTGGATAGAAACTCGGAGCTTTCTTGCATCTTGGTTTCTAATGTTTGCTGTACCGATGGGTCGACGGTGAACTTTTTGCTGACGTCCGATACATTATTAAGCTCGGCGATACGCGCTTCATACGCATCAAATTTTTTGCGGGTTTCAGGTCTCATTTTTAGTCCTTTATGTGTAGCCAGTTAATAATTAATAGTTAGCAATCGGTTAGCACGGTGTCGTTGGCGCTAAAATGCTGCCCCGCATTGGTGCCCGGTTGTTCTTTTAAGGCATCGTTGAGTTTGGTTTCCAATGTACTGAATTGTTGCTGTAACGTTTTCAGCGCATCCGCATCAGGTTTTTCATCAGTCGGCTTGTTTAATGCGTTGAACTTTTCAACAAGCTCGTCGTGACTTTGTTTCAGCGCTGCGAATTGGGTTGCTAGATCATCTTTGTTGTCTTCCGGCTTTTTGTCGTCAGCGGGAGGCGTTAATTTGGCGAACTGTTCCTTGAGCGCCGCCATTTCCGTGCTTAGTTTCTCTAATGCGGCTTTATCTGCCATGTCTTCATCCTCGTTGGAGTGGTTTTTGAAAAGGGCTTTAATTTGGTCCAGCAGGTTGGTTGGGGCTGGATCTTCGAAAGTTTGATCGGTCGTTTCTATGGTCTTGGCTAGCAAAATTCCGCCTTGGTCGGCATTTTTGGAGAAGCGTATTTCGCTAGTAGCCGCGCTGGCTGGGTCGTCAGTTGCGCCCAAGCCTTCCAGATAGGCTTTGCTTGATTTTCTGAAGTTGGGGCGAATTTCCATGCTGGTAAACAGCTTTTGACCGGCCGCATTGGCGGATAGGTAGTATTGATTGGGGGAGATAATAGCGAACAGGTCTCGACCGCCTTCTTCATTAGGTGCCGAGCGCAGCGCTTCAACTGTGCCCATGTTGAACCAGCGCTGATGCTCTGGCCATATCATTGCTGTGAACAGTTCCTTGTTATAGGTCGCTGCCATGTCATCAATATCTTGCGGACTGATGACACGTCCGTCTACCGTTGGCCCGCTGCGGCCAATGCGTTTCCAATCTGTCCTTAATACTCTGTCTGCCATTCATACACCCGTTGCTGGTAAACACCTAAAAAGTAGGGGTCAGATTACCCGTTTTTCGGGTCAAAACAATTACATTAATTCCTGCTTATACCTAATTGTTAAATATAGGAATTTTGATTAACAAGGCCGGTAATTTTGCCTTAAAAAACCACCTAGAATGTGAGTGACACACAATAATAGGGACTACATGGCGGAACGTTACTCGCAGGAGATCAAAGAAGCGGCAAAACGGCTTTATATCCGGGGCTGCACCGTGGCCGACATCGAGCGTGAAACCGGAGTGCCGAACCGCACGCTGTACAAGTGGATCGAAGACGGCAACTGGAAAGCGTTTTGTCCGCCTGATACGGTCGAAATGGCGCTGGCCAGGCGCATCAATTACCTGGCTGAGCTGGACGTTAAAACGCCGGCGCAACTGGATGAATTTATCCGCTTGACGGAAACGTTCGGCAAGCTGCAAAAAGACCAAGCGGTGGCGATTAAGATCAAAGCTGAAGCCGAAGCCATTGCTTCAGGAAAGCCTATTTTCATGCCGTGGAATGTGCCGGGCGAAGCAGGGTATAGCGAACCCAGAGCGCAGAAAGCCGGGAAGATCCGCGAAAAGCGCGAGAAGAAAATCAAAAACGACGTGTCCGGCATTACCGAAGAAATGCTCGATAAGGTCAGAAACGAGCTGTTTTACGATTACCAAAAGCTCTGGTGGGACCATCGAGGCGACCGTGTCCGCATTATCCTGAAAAGTAGGCAGATCGGCGCGACGTTCTATTTCGCGTTCGAGGCGTTCAACAAAGCCATCATCACCGGCAAGAACCAAATCTTCCTATCGGCCAGCCGCGACCAGGCGGAAGTCTTCAAAGCGTATATCATCGCCTTTGCGCTGAAACACTTCGATCTGGAACTGAAAGGCACCAACGTCATTCTGCTATCCAACGGCGCCGAGCTGCGCTTTTTGTCCACCAATAGCAATACCGCGCAGTCGTACCACGGCGATTTGTACATCGACGAATTTTTCTGGATTCCAAAATTTAAGAAGCTGCGCAAAGTCGCCAGCGGCATGGCGGCGCATAAGCACTGGACCACGACACTATTCAGCACGCCGTCGGCGACCAGCCACGAAGGCTATGACGAATGGTGCGGCAACGACTTCAACAAAGGCAAGCCGGACAATAAAAAGGTCGAGTTTGACGTCAGCCACGACAACCTGAAAAACGGCTGGTACGGGCCGGACCGTAAATGGCGGCACATGGTTACGGTGGAAGACGCCGAGGCGATGGGCTGCGATCTGTTCGACATTGAGGAGCTGAAACTCGAATACAGTGAAGACGACTACGCTAACCTGTTTATGTGCAAGTTCATCGACGACAGCAAGTCGGTGTTCAGTCTGCAAAAACTGCTCGATTGCCAGGCCGCCAATGACGACTGGCCGGATTACGACGAAAACGCAGCCCGGCCGTTCCAAAACAAACCGGTGGCGTTGGGTTACGACCCCAGCCGAGTCCGCGACAACGCCAGCCTGGCTATCCTTGCTGTACCGCTGAAAGCCGGCGACAAATGGCGGGCGCTGCGCAATAAAAGCTACCACGGACAGAACTTTACCTATCAGGCCAACCGCATCAAGGAAATACGCGACGCGCATAACGTCGTGCATTTGGGCATCGATACCACCGGCATCGGCTATGGCGTGTACGAAAAAGTCATCGATTTTTACCCGCAGGCCACACCGATCCACTACAGCATGGATATGAAAAACCAGCTGGTGGTCAAGGCGCTGGATGTGATTAATACCGGCCGCTTCCAATATCTGGCCGGCGACAACGAGATTACCCGGGCGTTTTTAATGATTACCAAAACCACCACCAACAGCGGCCAGATCACCTACGCCTCCAGCCGCAATGTCGAAGCCGGGCATGCGGATATTGCTTGGGCGATCATGCACGCGCTGATTTATGAGCCGATTAACAACGATGGGCGCAAAACGACAGCCGTGTTTAGTAAGGCGGCATAACCAGGAGAAACGATGATTCAAAACATGATTAATGCCGCCAAACAAATCGCCGGAACTTTCCGAAGCGATGGCACGCCCGCGACCGGTAACGAAAAATCGCTGGTCTTTTCTTTCGGCGATCCGGAGCCGGTGCTGAGCAACCGCATGACCGACTACCTGGGCACGTTTTTGGATTTCGGCGGCGATTATTACCGGCCTCCGGTCGATCTGGGCGGCTTGGCCAGCCTGATGAATGCCAACGCCTACCACGGACCGATCCTGCATTTTAAGAAAGATCGCATCGTCGAGTGGTTCCAGCCGAGTAATTTACTGTCGACTGTCGAAATGAAAAAAGCGGCGCTGGATTACTCGGTGCTGGCCAACGCTTATTTCCAGCAGTTCACCGACCGTTTTAGCAACGTCTTGAGGTTGGCCCGCTTGCCGGCGATCAGCATGCGTCAGGGCAAGCAGCCGGACGTGTTTTTTAAGCTTAATCCGGACGGCAGCAAAGTTGAGTTCAAGCCTGGCGAAGTCATTCACATCAAAGAAGTGGACATCAAGCAGGATATTTACGGCGTGCCGCAATACCTGGGCGGCATTCAGTCGGTATTGCTCAGCGAGGATGCGACGCTGTTCCGGCGCAAATACTACGTCAACGGCGCCCATATGGGATACATCCTGGTCACTGCCGACGCTAATCTGGACGAAGAAACTGCCGAAGCGATCGAGAAGCAGGTCAGGGATTCAAAAGGGCCGGGAAACTTTCGCAGTTTATATTTGAACATTCCGCGCACGAACGGCAACAAAGAGCCGGTCAAAGTGATCCCGGTCGGCAACATTGGCAGCAAGGATGAATTTCAGGCGATCAAAGAAATTGCCGAAATGGACATGCTGGCCATGCACCGGGTTTATCCTGGACTGGTGGCGATTTTGCCCGCCAATATCGGCGGTTTTGGCGACCTGCAAAAGAGCAAGGAAACCTACTACGATATGGAAGTGCGCCCGATGCAGCGGGTGTTTTTGGAGATCAATGAAATGATACCGGGGAATCCGGTAGTGTTTAGAGATCCGGACTGGAAAAAGCAAGCCAATACGGCGCAATCTGTAAGTCATTAATTACACATATTAGCCGGCGGCGGTTTTGCCTTAAAATAGGACTATTTATTTTTAAGGAGATCGACGATGGAAAGAAAATTTATAGCTGATGAAGTTAATAAGCATTTTGAGCCGATCAAAGAAGTGATTACGGCGCTTAAGTTCGCCAAAGAAGCCATCCCACGAGACGGTACGCCTGTTGACGGCGCTGGAATCTATGCGCTGATTAATGTGCTGACCGAGTCGTTGAACAGCTCGGTTGACGTGTCGAAAGAGGAATTGATTGAGTATATGAGTTCGTGGAAGGAATAATTTAGAGCCAGTTAGGCGATGAGGGAATAACGCCTAACTCATTGAAATTTTTGTGCATGTAAGATAAAAAACGAACAAGAATAGCCGTTTATTTTTGCTATAATCCGCTAAACAGCGGAGAAACTAAATGCGTGTCGTGTGTCCACATTGTTCCCAAAAAGCCAAGATCACGTCCAGTAATGCAATGAGCGATACCGTAAAGGATTTGTATTGCGTCTGCCTGAATACCCGCGAGTGCGGGGCCAGTTTCGTTTTCACGCTGGCCTACAAGCACGATCTGAACCCACCCCGACAAACCACCCTGCAAATTGCCGCCAATTTGATTAATAACCTGAATCCGGACCAGCGGAAACAACTGCAGGCGGACTTGTTTGTGTAGAATGTGTCGTTTACTTCGGCGAATTCTATAACATATACAGCAGGCACATACAATGAAGCGAGACTGGGATTTGATTCGTAAGCAACTTACTGATGTTGAAGAGGAAAATGAACTTTTTTATGATATTCCTACAAAGCCAGTCTATACGAATCAAGAATGGGATACTTATCAAGAACAGTTTAAAGAATATCAAGATATTGCAAGTCGTATCTATGGACACTTTGAATTGCTGATTAACAATGGATATATAGATGGCTTGAAAATTATAAGATCAGCCGATGGGTTATTTAGCTATGGTATTCACAGCCCAAGACTTACCATGGCGGGTCACGATCTCCTTGACACTATGAGGTCAGCCACAATCTGGGAAAAAATTAAGTCGACATCAAAAACAAAAGGCATTGAATTGACCTTTGATACAATTAAGGCATTAAGTGCGTTCGCATTGAAGAGCGTATTAGAGTGATAAATAGACTGTGATTCAAAACCATTCAATCAAATTATGTAGGGTACGCATCGCGTACCGTTTTAAATTGTTCTAATATCCAATAAGGTGCGCGATGCGCACCCTACATGGCTACATGGCTGCGCGTATCAACAAAACCATTGTCTTTAAACCATGCTTTTAAGTACTGTGCGTCACCAAGATGACCATCAATAGTGAGCTCAAAACCTCTTTTTAGTGATACTCGCTTACCATTGACAAAAAAAATAGGCTCGCCATCTGGACGGCTAAATGGATAGGTCCAGTTTTGTGTTATGGTTTTTATTTCCATTACTTCATCCTCAACGCTTAAAAATCCAACACCGCACGGTCCGTTTTTCCAATCTGGAATACATCGCTTCGGTGCGTAAATATTTACGCTTTCTGCTAGTTGGCAGGTGGCGGCGCAGTTCTTTGGTGTCCATCAGTTCCAGCTTCAGTTCGGCGCAACGCTGGCGGAAATGCTCCAGGTTGATGGCGATTTCTGTGTCTGTATCCATAGAATGGTTCAGAAGGTTGTCCTCGAAATACTGAAGTTCTTCTGCTGAGCGCATTGATCGGCTGTTGGCGTAGTCATACAGCGACCAGAATTGCTGAACTATAGGGTGCTCTTCATTCAGCGTTTCCTGCCTGTTTTCTGCCATGGCAATCAACGCTCGATGGATCTCTACGATAGATACCGCCGAGATCGGCAGCACTAGGCTAAGACAATCGGCAAAGGCCATGATCTTGGCGTGGTTCTCGGTGATGCGCTGCATTTTGATTTTGGGATTGGCTTGCAGCGTGACACGGTGCTTGTCGAATTGCTCGGCGAATTTTTTCAGCACGGCTTCTGAACGCTGGACGCTGTGCAGCAGAAAGCCTGACACGTCCATCACCGGCAGCATGTTGAGCCGGTCCGATGCGTATTTGCCTTCCATCGAGTGATGAGAGCGGTCGAATTGCAGGTGCATGAATCGGCTCATGATCGCCTCGGACGCAATAACGGGAATGTTCTGCACGGCCATCAGCGACGCTTTGAAGGTCGGCTTTCGGGTGGCGTTGTCTTGGGTTTTTTGTCCGGTGACGCGGCCGAATTCACCGTCGAATAGATCTTTTAATTCATCCCAGGCGAACTGTTTTACGTGGCGGTCTTCGGCTATTTTCTCGTTGTCGGTTTCGTTGAATACCACCGGCAGGTTGGACACTTCGGCCATTTTGCGGGTACGTCCAGCCAGCGTGGAGGCGTTGGGATTGAATGATTCACCCTCGCGGCCGAGTAGTTTCCACAAAAAATCGACCATGTCAGATTTACCGGAACCGGCCTCGCCGATGATCTCGAAAAACGGGTAACTGCGGTATTGCTGGCGCACTTGTTCGACAAACAGGCTGCCGAACCACCAGGACAACGCGACCATGCCGCCGGTACCGAAGGCTTTTTGATAGTCGGGCAGCCAGTCGGCAATGATTTTATTGTTGAGCCGTTGCTTGATGTCGACGGTGGTTTTGATGCCGGATTTCCTAAGCTGGAAAAACGATTCTTTGTTCAGGTTTAATAGTTTGCCGTTTTCGACGGCATAATCCTGGTAGACGTAAGCGCCGGTGCTAGGGTCGTAGCCGATAAAATCCAGCGTGGTGACGATTTTAGGGATGTGTTCCATCCATTTTTTACGCAGAAAATCCAAGTGCTGGGTCTTGCCCTCAAATAGCGCGGATGGGTTTTGGACGCCCACGGCTTTTTTAAAGTCTCCGGATCCGGCCAATACTTTGCCGCTCAGTGCGATTTGTTCGGCATCGGCGTGATTGCCAAAACTCAATTGAAAGAAATACTGGCCTTCTTCGCCGTTTTGCGGTTTTTGGAAGTACAGAAAATCCATCGCGAAGGTGGCGATCTCGTTGATCTTGCTGGCATGACCAAAGGCGGCTTTATCGGCTTTAAGTGGGTCGTTTTCATGCTCACGGACGTGGGCTTTTTCGTACTCGGTCGGGTCCAGGCTGAATGAATAGGTTTTATTGGCAAAGGTGAACACGAAAAACAGCTTTTTACGATCGTTTTCCCACATGTATCTGGCTTTTTCATAGGCACTTTTGGCCAGTTCCAGCTTGCCAAGATGCCGGTAATGCCTCATATCGTCTTCGGTTAATTTTCCGGCTTTGTGCAGGTCGTTCCAATCCTGCTTTTCGTCCTGTTCGCTGGAAATAGCGGCCAGGACTTCTTCTTTCATGTCGCGCAGGCGTTCGGCATGTTTTTTTAAACAGCGGCGGCCGGTGCTGTCGTTATCCAGCGCGATGACCCATTTAACCTTTTTGCCCAGGTACGGCTTGACGGCTTCGCTGGGGAAGGTTCCTGACGACATA